TAACTATACTACCTTTTAGTGGTTCATGCAAGTGATAAAACCCTTCTTCACGCTCAATATACCCAATTAGTTGTCGTTCAGTCATATAACCTCTACAACAACATATTTGCTATGTGGATAATTCTCATTAAGCCATTCAATCATACCTTCTTCATAGGGAAGAAATACACTATTGAATTTGTTAGTGATATACTTACGCATGATCATTCTTTTGTTAATTCAGCAACCAACAAAAACTGTTCGTAGGCTTTTCTCACCGCAGGGTGAGTCATTAATTTATCTGCTTCTATCATCATAGCATTCACCCCGGCTTCTGCTAAATCTCTGGCACTACTATGCTGCAACGCAAATCGTTCAGTACCAAACTCCTTAGCTAATTTATTCCAAGCCTTACGCTGACCTTCAGTGATAGGAGTTGATTGCGGTTTAAGTTCACTAGCCATGTGTATAGCACGAGTAATTTCATCCGCGGCTACTCTTCCTGCAGCAATCATAGCGGCGTGATTAGGGTCAATGTTGTATCTACGACTCTGCCCGCCGGGAAAACACATAACCAAATGGTTACCTTTTGAGAAACTGTCTAAGTATTCATTATTGTATTCACTAATAGGAACGTACCTACGTCCTACTTTTTCATAAAAAATCTTTTTCATATCAAGTCCACAAACTATTTCTGGCTTTAATTAAACGAATCAGCATTTCAGTATCTTCTTTTTCGTAGTCTTTTTCAATCTTACACATAAGTTTATGCGCTTTATCACTGGCTTTTTTATCTGCCGGATCTTTACTGTTTAAACTAGAAAAGAAACTGCCGGGATATTTCACACGCATGGCTTCACAGTAATCACTCCAACCACTTGCATCCATAGGATCTGGACGATTCTGATACACTGTAGTCCACCATATATAAAGTTCTTTGATTTCTTTTGCTGAAATTGCCTGACTGGTTGGCACTGCCTCACCTTTTTTATTCTCGTCTAACCATTCTACATTTGTAAGTGTCATGGCCCAATCAAGATGGTCAAGCCCAGCTTGAGGGCAACGCCATGTTCTCCAACGAAACCAACCTGTAGCATAGAATGGAGGATTATATTTAGCACGATCTTCTTTACTACCCCAAGCAATATGGCTCCATGCTGTTTCTATCTCAACAAAATCCACCAACTCATTGAATAAGCAAGGCAAAAAGCGGTTCCCCACGTCCTGCCATTTACCCGGCTTAATATCCCGGGGATGAGCGGTAAGACTATGAGTCCGAGTAACCCAACGGTTGTTAATGTAGTACTTGATATCATATATTGTCCTTATAGGCCATGTTACAAAATCTTGGATATTACCAAGTGCTTCCTCAGCTAACCAGTAGCGAAAATTATGTTTTATTTGAGCCCGAGTTGTCCAGTCATCCCATTCTTCACTCGTACCTGCACTGAGTTTTTTAGTGCCTCGAATCCAATCTGCAAAAGGACTGCAACTCCAGTAGTGTGTATGTTGTGCGATGATCGTTCTCCTTATAATATTCTACTATTATATATCATTTTAGGATATAAAACAAGAAGTTTGGTCAACTTAACTGGTGTCAATGTTAACTGTTTTTATTCTCTAATTCCCGAGTTAATTCATCCATCTTTACTTTTAGTTTAGGGTATATTTGACCCACGCTGATCAAGGTGCTATGTGCAGTCTTTGGATCAAACCCGTAATTGAGATGTTGCATTAAATTCAAATGCGCCATTGCAACCAAATGCAAAGCCTGATCTGTCTCACGCTCGGCAATTTCTACTTTCTGCTTGGCCCATTCTTCGTGTGCTTTGTATTGCACTTCGTTCATTCTTTAACTCCATATTCTGCATAAAGATCATCCAGTGCCTGGCGCACTTGCTCACGAACAGGCAGGTACTTGAAAGGATGGATGGGCTGATAGGTCCATTCCATGCCGCCCCATACTCTACTGCCGTCTAGCAGTTTGCTCACATCAGCAAGCACCTGGAACCTAGGATCAGCCCACATCTTCTGCACTTGCGGATTCATTCTTCAACTCCGAAAATCATTTTAGTACTCCTACGTAAGGTGAATTGAGCCACTTTGCGTATGTCTCTGCGTTATCTGCAATTTTATTCAATGAAAATTTTGAGGCAAACTTCATCAAGTGAATTCCAACTTGAGGAATAGTAGTTCTACGAACACCTTCACGAATGTTTGTATCTACAGACAGTTTAATATCATCCGGCTGGGCTGTTAGATCAATCAAAGTTTTATTTCTAGCAAATGCATCTTTAACACGAATCTCATTCCCTTCATGGTCGATAAAATGCTGAAGCATAAAATTATTATAAGCAAACCCTTGTTTGTTACGATCCTCATATGCTTCACGAATACCAACTTTGTTCTTAGTGCCCTTTTCACGACAGCCCGGAAAAGCACTAAAAATATTATCGGAGGTGTCTCCCCTGCAAATCTTACGGAATAGCAAATATTGAGGATCCTCTAGTAACTTGGGTTCTTTAGTTTTCTTGTCTTTTACTGGACGACCCTTGTCATCAAAATATCCTTCCAATGTGATTAGTTCTCCAGTGACACCCGAATATTGTTTCACTTTGTGAGTAATTAATTGTAGGTAATCTGTATCCGTTGAAATGATAAAATGTTCATCTTCTGGGTGCAAGTGAATGAAACGTGCAATCAAGTCATCAGCCTCAGCCTTTGGATCACGTAGGACACTTGTGTTTGTCTTCTCTTTGAGCCAAGTCGTGAAGGTTTCATATGTTTGCCAAAACATGGTGTTTTCTTCAACCTCTGCCTCTGTTTGAGACAAGGTATCTACTACACGATTCTTTTTGTACGGAGCGTATAAGTTTTTACGGAAGCTGCGACCTTCTAAGCAAAAAGCCACATGATCAATATTAAAACGTTTTACAATTTGATTAGTACTTGCTAATGTAAGATGTAGGGCCATCGCTACTTTTTCTTCCACTGTACTACTGCGTGATGCAATGTGACGGGCCCGAAAAAAAGTATTTGCAGTATCTATGAGGGCGTAACGATGTGTCATGTTTGTATTATATGCTGGAATTTAATAGAAGTCAACTTAAATGGTTTCTAAATACATAGCAGGGTCATCTTTGATATCTTTAAAAACTTTGCTAGGGCTGAATGGTAGATATTCTTTTTTAATACGATAAATTTCGGTATAATTACAAGACACAATTCTATCTTCAATTATCTTGATCATTTTTTGTAAGTCATTTAAGTCGCTATTTGGATCAATCCATTCAAGTTTTCTATCAATCAAAACTAGCAAATCACTACGATATTGATTTTTAAACCAACGCTCCAATGCCTGTATCTGTGAACGTTTACCATAATATAAGTTACAGAACGTTTGAATTGATGCAGAGGGATAGCAATACCCTTTTTTCAAACGTCTTTCGGCGCTTGTAGTAATGCCAAACCCTTTAATATTATTGTGAGATAGTTCTAGGATATAGAACCAAGAACAATCACCAGTCAATGCCAATTTGTGCATAGCTATCTACCGTGTGTTTAATTTCTTCGGGCAAGTAATCGTAAATGTCTTTACCATTGTGAACAAAATTGTAAGCATGACTGGTCACTTGAGAACCATTCAACTTCAAATAAATTTTTTGAATAATAGCTAAAAAGCAGTCATCAGTCGGACTAGGAACTTTTTTTGCTAATGGGTTGCAAGCCTTAAACCAACGCTCATGTGCATTGACAACCACAGTACGAGCACCGGCTAGGTCTGTGAAAAAGTCAAACACAATAGCATTCAAATGGTCTGACAGTTTTGTTAACTCTTTCTTAGTCCAGCCAACACTCTTGCCGTATACAATCATATTACCATAAAAACCATATGCGGCATCATCAAAGTGAGTACCGTGCCAGTGTGCTTTATGACGTTCCAAAGTAAATTCTACTTGATTGAATTCATACTTGTACAGTGCATCAACACGACTGATAGTACCAGCCTTACCAGTATAGGTACTTTGCGGACTTACTGGAATAGCCTCATACAGTTCGCACAGGTCTTGTAATTTTGATTCTTTATCAAACATTTTTCCGTACTCAATAGGATACTGGCGAGCCAAACCCACTTTAGTTTTGTGATGATCGTAGCTAGCCCATTTCTTTTGACCCAATCCATTCTTAGTCATTGCGCTATATGCTGGCAATCCTGCACTTGCATTCTTAATAGTGTACGATGCATATTGTGCATCAAGATAATTTTCAGGATCAACTTCTTTAATTAGGCCAAACTTGCACAACAATGCAAACAAAGTAAGCCCATGTTGGGTATCATAATTATAAAGGTGGCCTCCAACATCTGCTACAAAAGCGGGGCTAGTCAGTGAAGGGGTGAAAACTGGCAATATATTTGATATGTGTGTTAATATCAAATCTCTTTGAGCAATTTCATCAAACAAATAATCTTTGAGTGCTGTATATCCTGAAACACCAAAGTCTTTGGTACTAAAT